GTCGGTTAGCTAGCGCGGAATACTCGACTAAAAAACATGTATTTGCTGCGCCTGAGCTTGCTAATAGACTGAGCAAGTCCGAGTTGCGTAGGTTGGTCGAGGATAGTGCGCCTGCGTCGAAAATGGCGCTTGTTAAATAGGGATAAAAAAAACGCCCGACACTTGGTCGGGCGTAAAAGCAGGGCGGGGAGCCCAACTTGAGGAGAAGTTCCAACGCTATAAGTCTAGCATCTGGCCGATCAACCATGCAAGGATTATCGCAATGAGCGCGGTTAGCATGGCGGCAGCGTCCATGTCCTAAAGGCTTTGTGCTTGGCCATAGTCTCGGCGCACTCGGTCGAAGGCGGCTTCCATCCATACCTACGCCATATCGTTTCCACGGGCACGCACCAACGATCGGGCGTGATTTGATGCGCGAGTAGGGTTAGCCAATAAGGTGGCTCGTTATCGTGTTCCATATGCGCCCCCTATAGGTTGAAGAAAATAGCGCAGGCAAGCGCTACGCCGAACACAAGCGCGACTATCCAATCGATGAGCATGTTCATAGCGTCAATTCCAATTCAGTTGCAAGATTCCAAGCCAATGTATAGGCGTGATTTAGAACTTGATCAGAATCATGCCCATGTTCATCAATCATTTGTTCATAATGGCTCTCTTCATTGTCTAGCGTATAAACAATAAGTCTTGTAATGCTTTCAAGCGTATGCTGATCCATTTCTAATCCCTTCAATAATATGAGCTACTGCTAGCCAGTAGCGGTATCCAAGCCCATCTTGGGCGAACTTATCGGCCATGTAAGAGCAAAACACGAGCGCATGATCGCCGTACATGCTGACGACCTTATGCGCGGCTCTGGTTGGGTTCAAGAATTATCTTCTTCTGTATACGTAACCGTCCAATTAACATCGTCCGATACTGACCACCCACCGTTTTCTTGCACTTCTTCGAGTGCTAATTCTCGCGCTTCTTCTTCCGTTTGCGCTTCAATCAATAAAGTCACAAATGACTTGCGTTCCATTTCAACATTAAAAAATTTCATTTCATTAGTCCTTTTAATAGAGTGCTTCGCCGTACGTTTCAACGGTTTTCTTGTCGCGCACTAGGCGCAATTGCTTGCGCTGAAATACTGTCCACTCAGGCAGCGGGAAGCGTGAATCGATCAGGCGCACGGTGATGCTATCGCCGTGCACGCCTTCGACCACGCCTACGCCTTTGGGCGTTATGACGCGATCATGCTTCCGCATCTTCTTGCGCCAATAAGTATTCTTCAATCAAATAAGAGGCGATTTCGCGCCAATTAACGTCCGACAAGAAAGCGAGCGCGTAATCGCGTGCAAGTCCTTCGTTTGACGTTGCGTTGATGAGCTCTTCAGCGTAGTCCTTCAATTCGCGCCCAAGATCATACGCGTCTTGTGTGAGATCAAAACCCTCAGGATCTTGCCCGTCGAAGATCTCAAGGTTAACGCGCCAAGTCGCGTAATTAGTCCAGCCGTTGTAATTAGCCATGATTGATTGTCCTTTACTGTAATTGAGTGTCGGCACAATTCGCGCCCATCTGCGCCCACGTTGCGGAGGCGCAGAAAGTCGGGAATTGATTACATACGGGCCCATGACGGGATAGGCGCATCGCCTTGCGTTGCATCGTTTCGCATGGGCATGAGCATTAGCAGCGCGTCATGCTTTAGCCCTGACACTTGAGCGCATGATCGACCGTTATGATGGATTGTCGTTGCGTATTCGTCCTGGCCTAGTATTTTGCGAATGTCATTGATGCGCGACAATAATTCTAGGTTGAATTGAGCAAGCTCGCCAGATAGCGTTTGTGGCACGACACGGCGCCAGTCGGGAAACTTGCCATCGACTAGCGTGTTAACCGCTTTCGTCGCGCCTGAAATGGTGTAACCCTTGTCGTCAACTTCAATGATTAGCGGGAGCGTATGCTTGCCAGCTTTCATGGGCTTGATAGCGTCAAGATCAACGCGATCAATAATGAAATGCCCTTCGATGCGGTCTTCGATTGCGTCAGCGCTAACGGGGAAACAAATCATCATGTGACCGTCAGTAGCGACTAAGACAACGGTTTCTTTTGATGCGTCGACACAAATGCCGTTCAGATAGTAGCGAATGTCCTTTTTCGGCGCAGCGGTTAGCAGGGCTTTGATGATTGCGTAATCGATTGTGATTTTCATGATTGATTGTCCTCAAGTGTGTTTGTGAGCATTTATTGTAAAGCATTGTTTTGCAAAATGCAAGATTGGCAAGTTAAAAAGCGTGAATTGCCAAGGATAGGGGGGGTAGATTGCCAATGATTGCCAATGCTAAGTAGTTGATTTACAAGACAATTGTGGGGCTATTGGCAGTATTGTCATTTATTCTGTATTGCAAGGGTCTATCAAAGTGGGGCTAGGCTAACTTGAGGAGCATGACAATTTTGCCAATATTGCCAATAACTGGGGCTTTTCGCCCTCCCCGTCCCCGAGCGCATTTTCTCAGCCAAAATCATTGGCAATCTTGGCAATGCCCGAACAATTGCCAAGATTGCCAATGTTTACAAACTTTGTAGCATTGCCTAGATTGCCAATGGTTACAAAGTCTAGAGCATGACCTAAACTGCCAATGGTTACAAATAGCAGATCATTGCCTAAATTGCCAATGGTTACAAAGTCTAGAGCATGACCTAAACTGCCAATGGTTACAAATAGCAGATCATTGCCTAAATTGCCAATGGTTACAAAGTCTAGAGCATGACCTAAACTGCCAATCGGTTTTCGGGTTTTTGGTTTGAGGCCCCCGGGTAGGGCCGACGGCCTGGCAGGTCAGGGCCGGAGGGTCCACAAGAAATTTTTTTATTTTTGTTAGCTCTTGCGCCCACTGGCACAAGAAATTTTTTTATTTTTAGTAGTCCACTAGCCAAAAGTATTAGAATGTCTTACGCTTGCGTTGTAACGACGCTTAGGTCATCTTGGTAAAATTGGCATATGTTTAAAAGTCTTCCTCTTACAACGCGTGAGATCAAAGCGACCGAAGCGGTACTGGAGCGCATATACGACGCTGCGTATCTAGGTTTGAAAGAAGATTCGTTGGCGTTAGCAGCAGGGTTGTTACCTGTAGAGTACCGGCTCTTGAAACAGCATGACAAACTTGCCGAGATTGCCGAACTCAAGGGACGCGCTGATAGTGAGCGCGAGCACAGCCAGCACATGTTGAACGCTGCGCGGAATGGCGACGCTAAGGCAGCGCTAGAGATACTGAAGCACACGCATGGTTGGGTCGCCAAGCAAGCCGTTAGTATTGAGGTCGATCAGCGCATTAGTGTGATTGACGCGCTACGCGCTGCGGAGACGCGTGTGGATGAAGGTAAAGTGATTGATGTAACGCCACCAAGTGAAAAGCTAACCCATGCAAAAGCCGATATACAGTCCGGAAGACGAGCAACTGCTGATGACGCGGTTGTGGTCCCCCGCGATTAAAGACGACCCTGAAGCGTTTGTATTGTTTGCGTTTCCGTGGGGGCAGGAGAACACGCCGCTAGTTAAGTACAACGGACCGCGCATGTGGCAGCGCCAGGTGTTGCGCGACATCAAGACGCACATACAGAAGAACAAGGGTCAAGTCGATATGGACACGCTGCGAGAGGCAGTCAGTTCAGGTCGAGGGATCGGTAAGTCGGCGCTGGTGAGTTGGTTGATTATGTGGATGCTATCGACACGGATCGGGTCGAGCGTGATCGTGAGCGCTAATAGTGAGGCGCAGCTCAGGTCAGTGACGTGGGGGGAGCTAACTAAGTGGTCCACAATGATCATCAACGCGCACTGGTGGGAGATCAGCGCGACCAAGCTGCAACCGGCGAAGTGGTTATGTGACATCGTGGAGCGTGATCTTAGGAAAGGGACGCGCTACTGGGCGGCAGAGGGTAAGTTGTGGTCGGAAGAGAACCCTGACAGCTACGCGGGGGTGCATAACCACGATGGGATGATGTTGATCTTTGATGAGGCAAGCGGGATACCCGACCCGATCTGGGCGGTGGGGGCTGGGTTCTTTACGGAGAACATATTAGATAGGTATTGGTTCGCGTTCAGTAACCCGCGCCGCAACACAGGGTACTTCTTTGAGTGCTTCCACGCCAAGCGTGACTTTTGGACAACGCGTCAGGTGGACGCAAGGACGGTCGAGGACACCGACAAGCAGGTCTATAGGCAGATCATTGAGGAGTACGGTGAGGACTCAAGCCAAGCGCGGGTCGAGGTGTACGGTGAGTTTCCGTCCAGTGGCGACGATCAGTTCATCACATCAAGCGCTGTAGCGGACGCAGCCGCCAGACCTCGGTACAAGGACGAGACGGCGCCGATCGTTATTGGTGTGGACCCAGCGCGGGGCGGTGCGGACTCGACAGTGATCGTGGTCAGGCAAGGGCGCGACCTGACGGCGATTCATCGCTACCACGGCGAGGATACGATGACGATCGTAGGGCGCGTGATCGACGCGATCGAGCAGTACAAGC